AGCCGTGACAGTCACGCCTCCGAAACCCAAGGACGAGCTCCAAGCTGTTGCCGCCCGCTTGTCGAGGGCCGCGCCGGAAGCTTGGGCGGCGTTCATCAAGGCCTTCGAAGTGTACACGGACGAAGCTCGCGACGCCTGTGTACAAGCGCCGGCCGACAAGGTACTAAAAGCGCAGGGACGGGCACAGCAATGCGTTGACCTCTCCTCCCTGTTCACCACAGCAATCAAACAGCAATAGGAGACTTCAACTATGGGTACGAATAACCCCTACCTGCCGGACGGTGTTCGTTCGGACGAGGCTGCGATCCAGTACCTCGCGATGATGGTAAACGCCTTGCAGGGCGAAACCTATACGGCCAAGACCGGCGCAGGCCCAATCGCCCTCACCGCCACCGAAATGGTAGGCGGTGTGGTGGAGCACAGCGGCCAGACCGGTGCTGTGTCGTTCACCACCGCCACTGCCGCGGCGATCATCGCCCGCATGGTGGCGTTGAACGCCAACGCCGGTGTTGGTTCGAAGACGGACTTTGCCATCGTGAACAACAACACGTCGTCCGGTGCCATCACGCTGAGCACTGGCGACGGCGGCAACGTCACCGTCGTTGGCCCGGTAACCGCGATTGGCGCGGCGAACCGCTACCAGATCGAAATCCTGACCGCGACCACGGTGTCCGTCACCAAGATCGCTTAACGACTTGACACGAGGCGCATGCCTCTGTCTGATCGAAGTGCCCCAACGGGCGTTTCCTCCCTACTTACCCCGGGGCTCACACCCCGGGGTTTTTTCTAACCGCTGGCCTAACACCCAGCCGAACCGTCCGCACCGCCTAGCCGTGCCGACAAGGAGAATAGAATGGCCACCAAAGTATCCGACCTGAGAGGTAACAACCGCCCCGTCGATCCGGACGTCGTGATCCCCGAAGCAGTCAAGCGAGCAGCAGCCGCGGCCGAAGCCGCCCAGCGCGCAGCGTATCCCGATCAGGTGCAACCCGAGCCCAAGATGGCCTCGCCGACCACCAACAAAGACGGCATCACCATCGTTGATCCGCCGGTGGTGCCGCCAGCAGAACCTCAGCCCCAGCCTACTCCGCAGCCGACCCCGACGCCGCCAGTTACCCCCACGGGTAACGAGGACAGCACTTGGGAGCAGCGGTACCGGTCCGCGGAAGGACGACGCGTAAAGCTCGAGCAGCAGCTCGCCGGCGCAGTCGACCGCATGGGCGCGCTGGAGCAGATGCTTCAGGATATGAAGAACGCGCCGCCGCCCGCTGCCCCAGTAACGCATTCGAAACTGATCACCTCGGAAGAGGAAGAGCAGTTCGGTACCGAGATGTTGGACGTCATGGGCCGGCGCGCGCGGGAGATCGTCTCCCCTGAAGTCGCCGAACTCAAGGCTACGGTGGCCCGGCTGGAAGGCATGCTCAACGGAACTGTGCGCCAGACCAAGCTGACCGCGCAGCAGGCGATGCACGCCAAGCTTACGGAGGCGGTGCCGAACTGGCAGGACATAAACCAGCTCGACGCATTCAAAGCGTGGTTGGCCTTGCCAGATCAATATTCTGGTGCTACTCGTCACAGCATGCTTTTGTCAGCGTACGCGGAGAACGACACTCCCCGTGTTCTGGCTTTCTTCCGAGGCTTCATTTCTGAATTGGCTGCTACGACCCCCGCCGACGAATTGGTCCCTGCACCGGCCGCTCCTCAACAGCCGCCGAAACCGGGACTGGAAAGTCTGGCGGCACCGGGCAGAGCCAGAACTCCGGCGCAGACCAACGCCCCGGCTGAGAAGCAGATCATCACCACCGACGATGTCACCGCTTTCTATGCTGCAAAACGGCGTGGCGAGTACGCTGGCCGCGAAGAAGAGTTCAACGCCTTAGAGCAGGAACTCTTCAAAGCGCAGCGTGAGGGACGTGTTCGGGCAAGGTAAACCCAATCTCTCAGCACAAAGGGCTCAAGCGCTATGGCGTTTCCTGTCGCATCAGGGGTCACCACCCCTCCGATCTACCCCGCTGGTTCGGCGGGCAACGGCCTCTCCGGCACCGGCTACATCCCGGAAATCTGGAGCGGCAAGCTCATCGAGAAGTTCTACGCGTCCACTGTTCTGGCCGCGATCTCGAACACCGACTATGAAGGCGAAATCAAGGGTCACGGCGACAAGGTGCATATCCGCACCAAGCCGACCATTACGATCCGTGCCTACCTCGCCGACGCAGCGCTGGAGCTGGAGCGCCCGCAGGGCAACAAGGTCGTCCTGAACATCGATCAGGGCAACTACTTCAACACCATTCTCGACGACGTGATGAAGGTTCAGTCCGACATCTCGCTCATGTCGATGTGGTCCGAAGACGCCGCGGAGCAGATGAAGATCGTGATCGACCGGGCTGTCCTGCTCGGCATCAAGGATCAGGCTGCTGCCGCGAACCGCGGTCTGACCGCCGGCGCGATCACCGGCATGCTCAACCTCGGTGTCACCGGTACGCCGCTGTCCGTTGTCTCGTCCCTCACGGGTGCGGGCGCGGGCGACGTCGAAATCCTGACGGTCATGCTGCGTCTGGGTCAGGCCCTCGACGAGCAGAACATCCCGGAGAGCGGTCGCTGGATCATCATGCCGACGTGGGCCGCTACGATGGTCAAGCGTTCGGAGCTCCGTCAGGCCTACCTGTCGGGCGACGGCGTCTCGATGCTGCGCAACGGCCGGCTGGGCATGGTGGATCGCTTCACCCTGTACACCTCCAACCTGATCCCGTTCGGCACCGCTGCCGGGCTGGCTGCAGGCGAGTTCCTGATCTACGCCGGACAGAGCCACGCGCTCACGTTCGCGACGCAGATGACGGAAATGGAGACGCTGCGCTCCGAACTGACCTTCGGTCAGATCATGCGCGGCCTTCAGGTCTACGGCTACAAGGTGCTCGACGGCACCGCGCTGGCTCAGGCCGTGATCGTCAAGTCCGTGACCTCGGGTGCACAGACCGTCTAAGTGATCGGGGCCGGGTAACACCGGCCCCTTTCCCACCAACTTAGAGGGCACCATGGCACTTGAGCTAGTCTCCGATTACGTCAGCTTCGTGCGGGAGCTCCTGCAGGACGAGAAGAACAGTCCGTACAGGTACTCTGACGCGAGCATCTGCCGTGCCCTATCCATCGCAATTCCGGAGGCCAAGAAGCTCCGCCCCGACCTGTTCGCGGGTGTCACCACCCCCACGTTTTCCGCGGCCTCGCAGGATGTAGTCGTTCCCATGGACGAGATGTACCGGCTGTCGCTGGCGTATTTTTGCGTGGGCATGATGCAGCTCCGCGACGATGAAGAAGTTCAGGATCAGCGCGCGGCCGCGTTCATGCAGATGGCCACCGCTAAACTGTTGCAGGTGGCGTAATGGCAGCAGCTGACATCACCCGGCTCATGAACAACGCGCGCGATAGGCTCGCCGGCGCGACGGACCCGTTGATGCAGCGGGAGCTGTTCAACGTCATGGACGAGTTCTTCAAGGGCTCGAACGTCTGGAATGAGGATATCGAACTCACCGTGCCCGGGATGGACCCGGCGAACACGGTCTACCAAGTCACGTCCAGCAGCCCATCGCTGATCGACAAGCTGTTGTGGGTCTTCGACAAGCCGACGAGCACTTCGACCGGCCGCGGATCGCCTGTTGGGGCGGCCATGGCCACCCCCGGAGAGCTGACGCTGGCTTCGCAGCCCAGCAGCGACAAAGTGTACGTCGTGACGGTGGCGTTGACGGTGCAGGACCCCGCTCAGCGGGATGGCTATGTGAGCTTCCCAGCGTGGGTGTTGGCGAAATACCGCGACGCTATTCTTGACGGCCTGCTCGGGAACATGATGTCGCAACCCAACAAGCCGTGGACAAATACGCAGCTCAGCGTCTTCCACATGCGTAAGTTCAAAAACAAAACCGCTTCTGCTCGGGTCGAGTGGACACGCAACAACACATATCGCCAGCAGGCTTGGGTGTTCCCGGGTTTCGCTCGCGGCTCCCAGCGCGGAAATCGTGGCTGGGGCGGGCCGGCATAAGGAGAGCACATGTCCAAGAGCAATTTCCTCGAGAACGCAATTCTCAATCTGATCTTCAATGCCACAGCGATTGCGAATATCGCGGATAACGCTGCGGCGTCTCCGCTCACGAACTTGTTCTGGGCTCTGCACACGGCGGACCCGGGCGACGCAGGCACGCAGGCGACCAGCGAAGCCACCTACACCAGCTACGCGCGCGTATCGGTGGCGCGCACCACCGGTGGCATGACAGCGTCGACGACGGGCAGCACTTCGCCAGTGGCGAACATTGACTTCCCTGCCTGCACCGGCGGCTCGAGCACCATTACGCATGCATCGGTGGGTATTGCGAGCTTGGGCGCGACCAGCATGCTCTATAGCGGCACGGTCACGCCAAACATCTCCGTGTCGAACGGTGTCACGCCGCGCCTGACCACTGCGTCTACGATCACCGAGGACTAAACCATGGCTGAAGAAGAGACGTTACCCGTTGAGGTAACCCCTCGCATCGTCGAAGGCGTATTCGCTTCGGGCAATGTAGGTGGCATGAAGAAGTCGCCGCTGGCGATGCTTATCCAGACGGCTATGTCCGAAGCTGTTCAAGCAGCATACGGCGAGGGTATCCACGATCCGGAAGTGATCCGAGAGCGCATGCAGGAAGCCCGACGTAAGGCAAAAGACTTATTCGCGGAAGCCACACGCAAAGCTATGGAAGAAGTAGCCGGTTCACCGTAGAGTACTTAATGGCAAAATTTCTCAACGCTGCGCGCTTCACGCCAACGCTTGGCGGCACGACGGACTGGACAGTCTCGGCGGCTGTCGTTGGCTACCAGACGCCTGCCGCGGCCGGTGCCACCGACGGTGTGAACTATCGCTACCGCGCCGAGAGTGCGGATTTGACGCAATGGGAGATCGGCTACGGTGCATCGTCATCAACCGGAACGGTCTTTGCAAGAACAACCGTTCTTTACAATTCCTCTGGCACGACCTCAAAGATAAACTTTTCATCCGCCCCAACTGTTGGAATTGTCCCGCTTTCAATCGACTTTCGCGAGAAGCTGGACGCGGCCCGAACCTACTATGTCAGAACCGATGGCAGCAACAGCAACAACGGATTCGCGAACACGGCCGGCGGCGCGTTCCTGACAATTCAAAAGGCCGTGGATACGATCGCTGGCCTAGATATCAATGCTCAGACCGTCACGATCCAGGTTGCGGATGGCACTTATACGGGCTCCACGTCGCTCAAGAACGTGACGGGCTTCGCTGCGGCTGGCAATCTCGTCATTCAGGGCAATAACGCTACGCCCGCCAACGTGGTGATTTCAACCACTTCCTCAAATGCCTTCAATGCTGACGGACTAAGCGTCACATGGGACATCAAGGATATGAAAATACAGACCACGACGAGCGGCGACTGTATCGTGGCAAAGAATGGATCGACTGTCAGGTGGGGGAATACCAACTTCGGCGCTTGCGCCGGCTCACATTTGAATGCGTTGAACGGCGGGCGGTTGCAGATTTTATCAAGTTACGCCATCAGCGGAAGCGCGCTAATTCACTGGAAGGCAACCGATGTCGGGACAATCATTGCTTATAGTGGATACACGATTACCCTAACGGGAACGCCTGCTTGGACTACGGCTTTTGCCTACTGCTACCAGCTATCGGACATCACATGCTGGAGCGATACATTCTCGGGTGCAGCCACGGGAAAGAGGTATGAGGTCGCGACGAACGGAGTTATTTTTACAAATGGCGGCGGCGCAACGTATCTGCCCGGAGGCACTGCCGGAACGACCGCAACAGGAGGACAATACGCATGAAATCCTTCAATCCTGAAAACTGGTATTGGTACGTCGGCGGCGACAAGACCAAGGCGTACTCGTCGGCCTCTGGTGACTATGTACAGGCCGCCGACCCGATGTTCGTTGCGTGGCTGTCGGATGGTACGCTGCCGACCAACATCGATACGGAAGCCAATCTTGGGGCAGTTCTCTCGCCGTATTATCCCACGGTTCCCCGTCCCGTTGTTGCTGGTGTTCTCGCCGGATATCAGCAGGAACAGGCCGACGACATATTCAAGCACAAGCTCATCAAGTTTCTGTTCGTGCTGAATAACCGCCTTCTGGTGCTTGAAGGTAAGGCTGCGTTCACTGTCCCGCAGGCGAAAGCCTATTTTAAGGGGCTGATGTAATGCGCGCCCTGCTCAAGAAGATCATCCTCTGGGCATTGCTGGATGGCCCGACCCCGGCTGCGGCTGCTGCCGAACTCGATGCGCTCGCAAAACAGCTAAAGGGCTGACGTGCTTGGCTACGGCGAACTAGGTAGTTTCTCACTCGGACAACTAAGCAACGGAGCTAGCCTAGTTCGCTCCGGGGTGTTCTCTACGGCCGGCGCTGCTATACTTAGCAACTTCGGCAGCGCTGTACTGTCTTCGGTGCTGGCTGCGTCTGGGGCCGGCGTCCTTACTGATGTCGGTACGGGCGTGCTCAGTTCGGTGCTGTCTGTATCCGGTGCTGGCGCGTTTACGGGCGTCGGCACGGGCGTGTTCAACTCTGTCTTAGCAGTAGCGGGGACGGGAGCGTTCTCGGGGGACGGCAGATCGACTTTCTCCGCGGTGCTATCCTCGGCGGGGGCCGGTGCGCTGACCGGAGTTGGCAGGTCGACGTTCTCTGCAGTGATGGCTGCAGCCGGCATTGGCGCGGTCACTGTAATGGGGAGGTCGACTTTCTCCGCGGTGCTGGCTTCGTCAGGCTTTGGCGCGCTCACTGGCGTGGGTAGATCGACTTTTTCCGCGGTGCTGGCTTCGTCAGGCTTTGGCGCGCTCACTGTGGTCGGGACGGGCGTATTTAATAGCGTGATGAACGCAGCCGGTGCGGGCGTCCTGTCAGGCATCATGTATGGCTTCTATAGCGACGCTGAAGTGGCAATCGTTATGGAGGAGATGCGGGTCACCTACGCCGACGCCCGGGGCTTTTTCGACGTAGATGTTGTAGCTGTGACGGAAGAGCCACGAACCGCTTTCATCGAGTTTGAAGATAGGGTAATGGTGGTCGAGGCCAAACAGACGGCGGAGATCGGCGCGGAGCCCCGTACGGCAGGCTTGCCCAACAGATTGAGGAAGACCTGATGGCGCTGAAGAAATACACCAAAGCGGCCGGCGAGCGGAAGCGGTACCAGATCGACTATACCAACTGGCTGGATACCGGCGAGCTGGCTGTGTCGGTGGTGCCCACAGTCCTCAACAACACCGTAGCAACGCCGCTGGTTGTAGACGGCGTGCAAGTCCTCCCCACCGGCCTTGGCGTGCAGTATTACGTGTCTGGCGGGGCCAACGGTGTCGCCTACGAAGTTCTGTTCACGATGACCAGCGATAGCTCCGAAAGCCAGATCAAGCAGGACGTGAACTACTTCACGATCAGGGAGCCGTAATGACCATCCAAATCAAGCACGCCTTTACGTCGGCCAAGGGAGATGGTGGCGACGCCACGCTGGTGCGGCCGTCGAACTGGAACGCCACCCACACCACGTCGATGGCGTCGGGGAACATCCTAGGGCGGACGACGGCGGGCGCGGGCTCGTTCGAAGAACTCCCTGCGACCGCATACATGATCGCAGCGTTGAACGCTGCCGATAAAGCAGCGTTGGTCGCAGCGTTGGGTATCGGCGTGTTCGATACAGGGGACATCAAATTCTCGGCCAATCCCACTGCATCCGACGGATGGATCGCCTACAACGGCGAGGGCACGATCAGTAAAGCTGCTGCCGGTGGCACCGTGCGCGCGAACGCGGACTGCTTGGAGCTCTGGAAAATTCTCTACGTGAACATCACGGATGCGTTCTGTCCTGTGAGCGGTGGGCGCACCGGTTCGGACGCCACGTCTGCTACCAACGACTTCAACGCCGGTAAGACGATGGGGCTCCCGCGCTTCTCGGGTCGCGCGATAATCGGAGCAGGCACGGGGTCCACGCTGACGGCGCGCGCCGCCGGCGCATATGGCGGTGCGGAGACCCACACACTCTCCACTGCGGAGCTCGCTGCGCATCAGCACGATGTGTTCCTCAAGGACCCCGGGCACTCCCACTCGTATCAGGCAGCCGTCAACGCTGGGCTGTACGGTCCTATCTCGCTGAACGACCGCTTCCCTGTGCAGAGCTTGACGACAGGAGTTTCGACGACCGGCATCACCATCGGCTCCGTGAACGGTACGGCGAACGACAACAAGACGGCGGCTAACGCTGGCGGCGGAGGCGCGCACAACAACATGCAGCCGCACGTGGCGATGTGGGTGAAGGTGAAGCTATGAGGTCGTCCCGCGCAGCTGTAGACCTGATCGTCGAGTTCGAGATCGGCAGCAAGCTCCAGTACGAGCATACGTACAAGCGACCGGAATGGCCGGGCACCGCTTCGGGCATCACTGTCGGCATCGGATACGATCTTGGCTACAACAGCGCGGACGTGATCCTGAACGACTGGGCCAATCTGCTGCCGCCGAACCAGATCAGGGCGATGCAGAAATACTCTGGCATCACCGGTGCACGAGCACGAGGTGTACTCGCGCAGGCCCGAGCAGACATTGGTGAGATAGCGTGGGAGCCGGCGATGGCTGTCTTTATGAAGACGAGCCTTCCGAAGTTCGAAGCGATCACGATGCGCGCGTGCCCCGGCGCGGATAGGCTCCCCGCGGGATGCTTCGGTATCCTGACGAGCCTCTCCTACAACCGTGGTGCGAGCTACACGAAGGCGCGGACGGACAGTGACCACCAAGACCGCTACCGCGAGATGCGCAATATCCGCGCGCTCGTGGCGAACGGAGAGCTCGAGCGGGTGCCCGCCGAAATCCGCTCGATGAAGCGCCTGTGGCCGAACGTGGCCGGTCTGCGCCGTCGCCGCGATGCGGAAGCGAAGCTGTGGGAAGTCAGCATGCAGCATGCGCCGGCCGCGGGTGCTGTGAGTGCGCGCGCTGATACTGGCGACGATAGGGAGCCGTTACCCTCCGAGGTAACGACGGACGACGTAGCGCCGGTATCGCAGGAGACTGCGATCAACGTTGTAACTTCGCACGCCAAGTATTCGCTCGAGGTGCAGCTGATCCAGAAGGCGCTTATCTCGATGAAGTACTTCGAGGTGGGCGACCCCGATGGGTTACTCGGGGGCAAGTTCGTCGCCGGCGTCGCTGCGTTCATGACCGACCGTGGCAAGGACCCGAACAAGGGGCGAATCACCGATGCTCTGAAGAACGAAATCAACGCTGCCATGTCGGAGAAGCTTCCTGACGGCACGCCGTGGTCCCGGCCCATCGCACCGGCGCGCGCCAATGCCACGGCCAATGACGTCGCCAAAACGGTTCCGTCCGTGAAGGTCAATTTCTGGCAGAAGATCATGGCGTTCATCCTCGGCATCCCCGCCGCAGTGACCGGCCTGATAAAGAGTTTCTTCGGCGAAGCGGACACGCCTTCGGGTTATATCGCGTCGATCAAAGATTTTTTTGGTTCCGTCCCGTCCGAGTTGTATTGGTTCATCATTGCTGCTATCGCCGTTGGAGTGTTCATCGCGGCGAAGAAGAGCACTGACAGTACCGTGAAGGACTACCAGCAAGGGAAGATCAACTGATGTGGCTCCTCGCGGTCCCCACCTTCTTGAAAGTCATCCCGACTTGGGCTTGGAAGTTCATCGCGGTGATCGTGGCGATCCTGTCGATCTACCTCTACGGCTACACCAAGGGGAAGCAGGTAGAGCGTGTGCGTTGCGAGACCGCGGCGCGCGCGGCGCAAAAAGCAGCTGATGCGCAGGATGTAAAAGCAGCAGTCGAACAGCGGGATCAGGCGACCTCCATAGCGGCCCAACTCCAAGATCAAAAGGCGAAAGATGACCTCACCATCGAACACCTCAAGACGACGCTCGCTGGCAAGCCGCTCAACGCTCCTTGCTATTATCCTGATGTCGCCCCTACTGGCCGGGTGCGCAACGTTCCAGCAAAGTCCCCCAAGGGAGCCGGTAACTAGGAACATTCCGGGCCCTCCGGACTATTTACAGCCAGAGCCCGTGCCGCCGACAGTTGATCGTTCTGGAAAAGGCAAGAGCCCGTTCGTCGTTGCGGAAGAACGCGGACAGGTCATCGTGCGCCAGAACGTGGTGATCACCGCCGCCCGCGGGGCGTGGAACACGATGAAGGACACGTACAGTAAGAGCCTCCTTAAGCGCAATTACTTCGGCCGATAAGGATACCCGCATGCCGCCCCATGAAGTTCAAACCGATGAAGAGCTATGGGCGCTCGCGATGTCGGACACCTCCGATCCGGAGACGCGCGCAAGATGGCTCGCGTTTCGGGTAGCTGCTCTAGCCCGCGAGAAAGAAGAGCTGGAAAAGCGCCTTGCTAAGATCGAAAACGCATACATGATGGGGAGAGGGATTTTTTGGGCGCTCCCTTTTTTAGGGATGGTACTGGGGGCGCTATTCGCAAATTGGGGGTGGATAACTAAACCATGGTCAATTACGCGCCACAAGGTTGAGGAATGAAGAACCCAAACAAGATCGTCCGCCCGGGGCTCCACATGGACACCCTGTATCGGGCGATGAAGGACAGCTTGAAAAAGCCCTATATCGGGGTTACTCAAGGTGGATCGTCCCGCAAGAACAGCGGCGCGAGAGTTGCTGCAGTTACTTCCAAAGTGAAACAACCGAAAGGCACCTAGATGTCCGACCCCACCGCACCGGGAGCCCCGACCCCGACCCCGGCTCCGACCCCGACCCCGGCTCCGACCCCGGCTCCGAATACGAACCCCGTCGTTCAACGTCAGGCGGCTCCGAAAAGCGCGGCGAACAGCTCGCTGATCACCAACCCGGCACCCGCCAAGGAAGTCAAACCGGAGAAGGTCCCGGATAGCCTCCCGTCGACCACCATCGCCGAGATGGCGGCCGGTCGCGCCGCGCTCGAGAAAAACAAGCCGGTCGCCGAAGCACTCGAAGATGCGAACCGTCGGCGCGCCGCCGGCGAAACTGGCACTGCGAGCAACCCGGTCGACGCCGCGTCGAAAGGGTAACGAATGGTATCCGTTCGAATTTCACCGTTCGGCGGAATGGTGCCAGCAGTCGACGATAGTCTGCTGGCACCAAACAACGCTGCTTTGGCCCAAAACACGTGGACCTATAGTGGCGCATGTGTAGGACTGCCGGTCAAAAAGCTGGTGCACACGCTGACCAACTCAGCGGCTACCAAGGTCTACCGGCTCCCCAACAACTACACCGACAGCCTGCATATCAGCGACAGTGTGTGGATGGAGTTTGCGCACAGCGACACTGACGTTCTGCGGACGCAAGTCGTCAACGACACCTTCGACCGCTACTATTGGGCCTCGCCGCTCGACGTGCCTCGATACATGACACAGGCGCAGGTGATCGCCGCAGCTCCAGCACTCACCGGTGCGTACATCCTAGGTATCCCGGCTCCCGGAGCGATCTCCGGCACCGTCGCGGGCGGTGCAAGCGCGACCCTCAAGAGCGTTGCCTACGTGCAGACGTTCGTTTCGGCGTACGGCGAGGAAGGCCCCCCGAGCGCACCGAAGACCTACACCGCGCAGAAAATCGATGCGACGTACACGATCACGTTCGCGCAGCCATCTCCCACCGACGATGGAGACCCCGGCGACGACCGCAACATCACGAAGATGCGGCTCTACCGGACCATCACAGCGACGAACGGAACGACCACTTACTTCTTTGTCACCGAGGTCAACGTCGGTACGACGACTTATGCAGACAACTGCTCGACGAACACCGATGCCATCGTGGCGTTCAACGCCGAGCTCGAGAGCACGAACTGGCAGGGCCCGCCGAGCGATCTTCAGGGTTGGGTGAGCCTCTCCAACGGTATCGTTGCAGGCTTCCGCCAGAACGAAATCTGGTTCTGCGAACCGTTCCGCATGCACGCGTGGCCCGCGATCTACACGCTGGCGGTCGAATATCCTATCGTAGGGCTGGGCGTTCAGAACAACTCTCTCGTGGTCTGCACCGACGGCTTTGCGTATACGGTGTCCGGCGTGCACCCATCGTCTATGTCGCTCGCGAAGATCGGCGGGCTCATGCCGTGCACCGCGCGCGGTGGCATCGTCAGCACCACCGACGGCGTCTACTTTCCGACCCCCGCCGGCCTCGCGCTCGTCGGCCCCGGCGGGCTCGTTATCGCCACGAAAGAACTCATCCGAAAGGACAAGTGGAACGCGCTCGTGCAGCTGACGACGTTGCGCGCGGCCATGCTGGGCCCCGCCTACTACGCGTTCGGCCAAAAAGTTCTGGGCGTGTTTCAGGTCGATGCGTTCCAAGCAGACATGGTGCAGGCGGACGACTTCGCCGGTGCCAACAACGGCATGCTGATCGACCCCACCAGCTTGACGGTGGCATACAACAAGCTCACGTCCGAGGACTTGCTGACGAACGTAATGACCGATGTGTGGTCCGGTGAAGTGTTCGTGATCGTTAACGGCACAGTGATGTGGCTCGACATCAGCGACACGCAGCAGCAGCGAGAAGCTTACATCTGGCGTTCGAAGATTTTTCAGGCCGGCCAGAAGAAGAACTTTCAAGCCGCCAAGATTTTCTTCACGGTACCGCCCAACACGCCGGCGCTCGATCCGGTCGAGACGACAGGACTGGTTCAGACGCTGCAGAGCGATCAGTACGGGCTATTCCGCGTGTACGCCGATGGCGAGCTCGTCATGTGCCGGGAGCTGCGGGTGAGCGGCGAGCAGTTCCGGCTACCGTCGGGCTTCAAATCAGACTTCTGGCAGTTCGAGATCGAGGCCCGCGTGCAGCTGGACAACATGCAGATGGCGACCAGTCCAACCGAACTTCAGGCGGCGTAACATGGCAGCAAGATACCCATCCGTCCCTTCGCCTCAGGCCGAAGTCGTAGCATTGCGCGCGTCATGCGAGGCGTTGAAAGAGACCGTTGAGATGTTGACGCTACAGCGCGGCAACCATCTCGACGGCGCGGTCACATGGCAGGACCTAATCGACCTAGGGCTATGCCTGCCGACGCAGGTGCCCCGTTGAGGATCGAGATCAATAATCTTGAGCACGGCGCGCAGATCGCCGCGGCGATCCCCCGACCCTACGACCCCGTCAACAGCATGGTCATCAGCCGCGTTACCTCGGAGGGTAACTGCTTGGGCGGGGTGATTTACGATGACTTCACAACGGGGTGCGTGTTCATGCACCAAGCCTCGTTCGGCCGAAACTGGCTGACCGGAAACATGATCTGGATGGTGTTCGACTATCCGTTCAACAAGCTGCACGTGCGGAAAGTGGCCGGCGTGGTGAATTCCTCGAACCATGAACTGCTTGCTTTCAACCAGCGGCTGGGGTTTAAGGAGGAGGCGCGGATCAAGGGCGCTTATGCTGACGGCGACATGATCGTCCTCACCATGGAGCGAGCGGACTGCCGGTGGCTGAAGATCAAGCCGAAGGTTTACCAAAAGGACCCAACGGATGAGTGATGAGAAGCCGGTCCCCAACGCCCCCGACTACAGCCCCTACATTCAGGCCTTTTCGCAGATCGCGCAGGCGGCGCAGCAGCACGGCTCCGATGCGCTGAAGTGGGCGCAGGATCAGGTTGCCAATAACAAGGACCTGCTCGATACGGTTAACAAAGGCCTCCTCGACACCCAGACCTCATTCAACGACGCCGCCAAGACCCGGCTGGAACAGTCCGGCGACCTTATTGGTACTGGCATCCAGAACCTCAAGGACCAGTACGCGAAATATACCGACCCCGCGCGCAAGGCGGCCTCGATGGGGGCGGCCGGCGCACAGGCGGCGCAGGCGACCGAAGCGGCTCGCAAGGCGTCCATGGCGGAGCTGGAGAGCTACGGCGTCAACCCGGGCGCTGTGCGCTTCGGTGGGCTGGACGC